CGCAGTCACCGCCCCGTTGTTTGCCATGGTGCCCGCCTTTTCCACGCCGGAACTGTCCACAAAAATCTTATTTGCCAGCACGTCGGCGGCGGCAGCTGTCACGCCGGAAATGTCAGCAAAGTTGTCGGGGATCGCATTGACCGTTACCTTGGACAGCGCATCGTAACCCTCATCTGCCGTCACGTCCTGTGCCGCCTTGGTCGGCGTCACGGTCTTAGCCTGGAGGTTCACGCCCTCGCCGGAATAGCTGCCAACAACGCCTAGAATCGTGACGCCGCTCTTAATGTTCCCAGCCACGATCTTTTCCTGCTCGGCGCTTGCAATCGACACCTTGCCGCTGCCGTTGTGGTAGCCTACAGGGACGGCATACTGCCCTGCCTTTGTGGAGATGGCGCCGGTCACGGCCCCGCGGTCCTCAATGCCTTCAACGGCGGTTACGCAGTCCTCTAAATCCGATGCAGACTGGGCAAGGCCAAGGCTGACCAGCTTTGTCCGAAGATCGTTTCTCAGGCCTTGGAGTCTTGTAATTTCTGTTTGGATACTCATATTGTCTCCCTTCTTAAAGTGCGGCCAGCAAAGCCTCTATGTTTCCAATTTCCACATACACGGCGGCAGAGGTAACGGGTCTTGTGTTATCCTCCTCAACCCTTTGGGCCGTGTCCACGGAAAGCACGTTTCCTTCGACCTTCAGGCCGCTGCCAATTACATAGTCCAGATCGCCGCCGCCAACTACCTTGACGCCTCCAAGCTCCGCGTCCAGCGCGCCGGGCGTCTTAATATTTGCCCGCAGCATCACAGCACCTCCGTCGATACAGCGTCGGCAATGCTTACCGGCAGCTTTTCCGGGATGCCGATGCAGTTTCCGCCCGCGAACTTTACCCGGATATCCACAAACGTGGTTTCTTCCTCTTTCATCGCAAACGTTTCCTCCTGCGTCAGCGGATAATACAAAACTCCATCTTGGTAGGAAACTTCATCAGGATAGGTCTTTCGGAGATCACCGAAATACACCTCAATGGACGCAATATCCTTTTCTGAAATTGGGAGGCCGTTCATGCTCAGCTCAATAGGCACCAGGTAGGCGTCCCCCTGTTTTACAATCATGTGGCTCCACCGCCTTCCAACGCCGAGACACGTGCCGTCAAATCCTCCACAGAGGCCTCCAGCGCCGCGATTTGATCCAGCAGCGCATCTATCTCCTCGCCGCTGTATTTGCTTGTATAATAGCCCTCTGCCATTTGCAGACCTCCTTACACGACAACATACCGGCCAAGCTTATCCGTCACGTATTTGTTGTTCTTATCCACCACAGCGCCGCTCTGTGTATTGCGTGGTTTCCGGTAGTACAAAATGATACATCCAGGCGCGCCATCGCCGCCGGCTCCTCCTTGGCCCCCTCCGCCGTCAGCAGTATCGGTATGGTTATTACGCCAGACGCCGCCCGCACCGTTTCCACTTGACGTGTTGCTTCCTCTGGCTCCGCCAACGTTGCCCGCTCCGCCGCCGCCGTGCCCTCCCTGGCCGCCGGTTCCATACGTTTTACCAGCAGCAGCTTTTGCTGCGCTTGCTCCATTTCCGCCAAATCCAACATAGCAGCTATAATATGACGCCCCATTAATTGTTACTTTACCCTGTGAGGTTGCAGAAGTCCCGTCAAATCCATCGCCACCAAACGCAGAGCCGCCACCGCCGCCGCCTTGGGCAAACACCCCGGTATCTGATTTGTTAGCACCAGGCAAGCCGCCAGATTGTCCATAGAGCGATTCGCCTTGCGAAGGTCCGTTGGCTGTTCCGCCGCCGTTGCCGCCTCTATAACCGGATTCTCCATCTGCCGCAAATATAGAACCGCTTACTGATTCCAAAAAGCCGTTCGGCGTTTCATATCCGTTTTCAGAGCTGTATGCTCCAAATGTCGTGTGGCTTCCAACGCTTCCGGCCTCGCCAGCCTGCCCGGTTGTTACACTCGTATCGCTTTCATAGTCCTCTTGGCCACCGGCTCCTCCGGCCCCTCCGGTACCTCCTGTCCCAATTTGGACAGCAAAGCTATCACCCGGTTGCACGTTAATTTCCGATACGTCCAGGATCTTGCCGCCTTTTCCAGGGGTCCCCGGAGCGCCACCGGAAGGTCCTATGCCGTCGTCATCAAATGGCCCTATGGTGCCGCCAATTGCATTTCCCGACCGCCAGGCACAGCCATTGCCGCCTGATCCTCCAGTGCCTCCGGTGCCGCCTCCAATTAGGATTGCTCGGATTGACGTAACTCCGTCCGGCACCACCCAAGTTGTACCGGCGTCTATAATCTCCACTGCATCGTAAAAATTATTGTTTTCTTTGGGCGGCAAATACCCCATTAAATAGGTCTGCGCCGCCTTAAGCGCCCCGCTGATGGTGATTTCATTGGTTTGTATACATGCCGCCTCTGTTGTCTTGTCATATGGGTGTGAGATGTTCGCCACGTCCCCGCACCGCTGCATGTTCTGCCGCGTTTCCCCAGTGACGGTATTTGGATGCTTGTGGTATTCCTTGAGGCGGTCTAGGACCGCGCGGGAATTCACTAGGGAGACCAGCGTCTCCTCCTCATAGGAGGCCTCGTTCTCGTCCTGCGACTCCGTGATGCGGTCCGTCAGCTCCTTTGTTGTGTGGATATACCGTTTCCCCTCGACTGTCCCATTTCCCGCAGAAACAATGGCATAATTTGCGCCGCTCTCCAGGATGTCGACGCCCGTCGCAGTCAGGCTGTGCATCGGCTCGTCAAAGGAGATCCGCTCTCCCTCTGCCGTAATGCCTTCAAACAGGGTTTCAGATTCACTTGCTTCACTCGCCATATACTGGTGCTCTGTCAGCTTGACCACCGTCACGGGGGAAGGATAATCCGCTGATGCGTCCAGGCTGATTTTATTGACAGAATGGGAAACACCGTCCCAAAGCCCCTCTATGCGGATCACGCCGTTATTGTCAATCCGGGCAATACAACCTATGGCAAACAGGACATGCCGCAGATTATCCCGGCATGCAGCGATTGGCAGCCATCCATACAGCCGTGTATCAGCAACCAATGTTTTGACCGTGGCCGGGATCTCGCCGCAAATATCTGCAACCACTGCTGAAACTGTCTGGCCGGTATAGATGCCTCCGTAGTGCTTTCGGTTTGCCAGAAGTCCCAGCGCGTCAATGGCGCTGACGGCATACTTGTTCTGGCCGGTCCGCTTGATCCGCTGGACATAATACGTGCCCATTAGGATACCGTCATGCCAATAGGTTAGGGGGCTGTTCTTCTTATACTGGAGGATGTCTGATGCCGCCCGCACCTCCGCTTCCAGCGTCCCATAACCAAGCGTTTCTGAAATAGGAGACAGCTCTGCGTACAGCGTTCCCGACACAATATCACTGTCTGTATAGACCTTGCTTTCCAGCTTTATCTCGTTCATGTTGGTTCCCTCTGCGGCTTTTTGGATCGGAACTGAATCTCAAGCCCTTTCCAATGTTTTTTTGTTCCAATCGTCTGGTCAAAAACATCCTCGCCTGATTCAATAAACGCCTCAAATGTCATCTTCCCCTGCCCATACATGAATTCTACCGTATGGCTTTTGACTGGGGCCGTTATTACTTCATAAAATGCATCGTATTCGTCGGGGGCCGTCGGGTCAGGAATGACTTGCAGGGAGTAATGGTAATAAGTGCCAACCACATCCTTGTCGTAGTCTCCCCCTATATAGGTCAGAGACCCCGGCCCCTCCCTGATTTCAAAGATTCTCCGAAGGCCCCCGTAGGGAATCGCTACCTGATATGACACGCCATCTACTTTAAACATGCCTACCTCCTTGCGGAAGATCCGGCCCGATTGCTTTCAACTGTAATTTCCGGGCCAAGCACACGGGCAACTTGGGCCAGGCTTCCCGTGAAATTGATATTGACATTCGTTGCCGCCTGATCGCCCACATAGCGTTCTGAGGTATAGGTTGTTGGGCCTTTGGTATACGTTTCCGTTTCATAGCCGTATGCCGTTCCAACCGCACTAGCATCCGGATTAAATAAAGCCGACAAATTAGATGAGTAAGAAGGGGGCGCACTAGAAGACGATGGACCGCCGCCAAAGCCTCCCGCTCCGTTCCCAAATCCGCTTGTTGATCGCGCCATTGACTCAACTTTTTTCTGCGCGCTTGTTACAGCCGCTGTGACAAGCGCGATTCCAGCTATGATCCCAGCAATTGCAAGGCCCTTTGAAACTGCACTATGGAAAACGCCAAAGGCCAAGGCCGCTCCAAGCGCTGCCGCAGAGATGGTTCCAAAAATCGAAACCACCTTTTGCCATCCCGTCATGCCATCCCAGGCCGACGCAATTTGATATATGGCAATGGCAAGGCCACCTAATACCATCCCCAGACCGCCCGCGCTGATACCTGTACCGGATAACCAACCATTTACGACCTGCAAAACGGTACTCAATCCAGAAATTGCCTTTGATACCGGCCCGATTGCAATCACAATTCCGCCTAAAACCAAGGCAGCCGTCTGCCCTTCCTTGCTCATGCCAGTAAACCAGTCAATGCACGCCCTTGCTAACTCTGATACTTTTGTAATAACAGGGATCAGATCTTCCGATAAGGCGGAAAGCGATTCCTGCATTTTTCGCTTTGCCTCACGGGATTGCATAATTGCCTCGTTTTCTTTCTTCCATGCGTCGGTCACATCAGCCAAACCGTTGACGGACAGCGCCGACAGCGCGATATCTAGCCGGTCGGATTCATCTGCATACATTGCCAGTGATTCCGCAAATTGCTCCGTATCCATACCTAGGCGGCCCAGCAACTCCGCGAATTGACCTGTAGCCTCTCCGGTTGCAACCGTTTCCTGCAAACTGTCCGCCAAGCTCTCAATGTTCAGCGTGTCAGGAAAGCGGATCACCGCGCCGGAGATGAGGTCTACCGCATGGGCCAGTCCTTCGCCTTGCAGCTTCATATTCAGGAGATTGTTGGTTGCCTCAAACGCGGAATCATTGTCACCTACTACGTTATAAAATGCATCAAAAGCACTTTTGGCATGATCGACAGACACGCCCACGGAATCCGCTGTTGTTTTCAGCTTGGACATACCGTCCCGAAAATCTTCGGTGGCTTCAACCGCTACAACTGCCGCCGCTGCCATTGCTTTCAGCTTGCCGGACAACCCCGATACTTTGTCGGCTAGGGTCTTTGCCCCTTGCTCTACTTTTTTAAATCCGTTCTTGACGGTCTCTCCCATTTTTGACGCCTGAGGCCCCACATCCTCAATCGTTTCCTGAAAGTTCTTGATATCGCGCTCAGCGCCCTTGCTTTCAACCTTGACCCCTAATCGCAAAAATCCTAAATCAAGCATTTATTGACGCCTCCCCATTCCCGTCGCCGCCCAGCTGTTTCCGCAGCTTCACGCGGTCTGGCTTGGTCTGTTTCAGAATGTGCGCATTTTCCAAATACTCCCGTCCTTTTTCCGTCTGCCGTAGCTGATGGATCAAGCCGTCCGCCATCAACTGTTTGAAAGTAAAACAGTCTAGTTCCATGGCACCACAGAATGTCAGGCCAGAATATTCCGAAACAATCCGTAAGCCGTCTGTTCCCGTCAAAAGGTACGGGCTTTCCTCCTCCCCTGACGGCAGCGACGGGATCTCTATTCCCCCAGGCCAGACAGTGTTTTTTCCAGGTAATCACTTAAAACCTCAATGCAAAGCGGAACATCCAACATATTTTCGATGTCAATCCGGCTGAATGAACGATTCTCATAATTCCGGTTAAAAATTTTCGTTGCGATATCAAACGATTGCTCCAAGACATCCGCAATCTGATTATTATCTATCAATTCCTGCAAAGCGACCAACTTTACTAACTGGCTCTGTGTGGGATTCTTTATATGCAAAATACTACTGTCCGGCAGTTTGATCGCATATGCTTTTGTTTTCGTTTGCTTGGATAGGTCAATCATGATATATCCCCCTTAAAGAAAATGGGACGGTTTCCCGTCCCATAGTTAAGCCTTGATTTCCTCCTCATATTCAATCAGTGTTCCCTCGCTGTCGTGCGGTACCGCCTTAAACTCCGCATTCAGGACGGTTTCCTTATCCTTGGCAAATGCGATTTCCAAGCCCGCGTTGTTGCTTCCTACAATGGTCACACGGATATCACCGTCGGCAGCATCTTCGTGAACGAAACGCAGCGCGTACCGCTTGCCGTCATAATTCCCGGCACCGCCGATCTTGACAGTCCGCTTTCCCTCTGTCTCTGTTACCCGGGCTGTGGAGGTCAGTTTTTTCAGGGTTTCTCCGTTCCATGTCATAATGCCGGATTTTAAAATTGCTTCCTCCGACGTGATGAACTTTTTGCTGACCACGCCCAAGTCGTCATAACACTCATACCATTCCGGCGTATAGCTCAATGTCGCGCCGCCCTGGATATAGCCCAATAGGTTTTCATCAACTTCAAACGTTGCTTGCTCCGGGATGGTTCCCGTATACTCGGCGCAGTAGAGCTTGCCGCTGCCGAGGACAATTCTATCGCTCATTTCTTACCTCACTTTTCTGCACGATGTCAAAATACATAATTCCTTGCATAGTCCTGGTTTCATAGTCCTTCAGGGTCCCGCCGCCGGAATGTTCAATGCTTTTTAGGCCTGGAATTTTCGGCACGTCTCCAGGCATGAGCAGGGCTAATTTAACGGCCTTCTCAACCTCCAGCACCTCCTCCAATGTCCGACAGATTATCCGCACCTGCAAACGCCACTGAGACGCTGCTGCATGATCGGAAAGGCATTGCCATTGATATACAATACAAGATGCCGGCGTGTCTGTGCTGTACGGATAGATCGGAAGGCCAGAGGCTTTCTCAATGATTTGCAGCAAGTATTCCAGCATAGCGCCTCCTACAAAAGGTTTTCAAACGCCTTCATAACGTCGTCTTTGGATTCCAGCGCGGCGGGCTCTAAAAACGGCGTCGCCCTACGTCCCGCAGTCTTGTGATAGTTTCCTTTGTCATCGCAGTACACCCATGGCGTTTTCCGTCCATCACCGTTTTGGGCATAGATGCCCGTTCCCAGTTCCACATATGGCGCATACTCCACATTACTGCCGACATAACCGGCATTTTCCTTCATGTCAATCTCATGTGTGATGGACTGCCTCAACTGCCCGTCGTCTACTGGGCAGTTCTTCTTTGCCCGCCCTTCTATCGCAAGACATGCATCGGTTAGTCCTTTTTGGATCGCCTCCGGGAGTCCGGTATCAATTAGCTTTCGCAAGGAATCCCGCACTTCGGAACTGTCAAAGGACAGTTCTACATTAGGCTTTGCCAAGGTTGCCGACCTCCTTCAAATACAAGATGCGGCCCTGCACAAACTCCACGCGATAACCGGCCACCAGGTCGCCCCTTGCAATGCCGGGGTACTCTGTAAGTGCTACATATTCGCACATCAAAATATTGGCGTCGTTGCCAGCGTACATGCTCCTTGTGTTGAAACTGACCGCCGCCATAATTGGGACTGGCTCCTGGTAGCTTACAATCTTTTCGCACAGGCTGTTTTTGGACACGACCGCTTTCCGGTATTCCACCGGCCTTATCCTGTTATTAAGCATAGTTGTCACCGTGTTACAAGTCGCCTGTGCCGCCGAAGCTGCCGGTAGACCTGTTCGGAATAATCTTGGTTGTAGGACTCTGAAACACCGCTGAAATTCTGGTTTGCCAGGCCGCCATTTCCCATGCGGTTAAAATCCTCCATGACCATAGCCGTCAGCAGACCGTCCATGCCATCGACATTCTCAATGTGGCAGTAGTCCTTTGCAAATGCGGCAGCGGCGTCAATCAGGTATTGCAGGGCCGTCTCCCTGCCGGTTGCCGGTTCCCCGATCAGTTTCTTCATTCTGTCTACTGTTACCATGCTGCGTTATCCCCCATTAAAAATGGGGCCAAACTTGGCCCCATACAATCATCCACCGGATGCGGCTTTCTCTTTGATGAGAACAACTTTGGTTGCATCCGTCAGCGCTACAACGCCAACCTTGCGCAAGTAAGCTGTGTTTTTACGGATGTTCGCGTCGCGCTCCTGTTCGCTCTCAGTACCCTTCTTGACAAAGCTGGTCACGGCATCCTTGCTCGCAATTACCGCCTGTCCATTAGGGATGGCCTTGCTGACGGAAACAGGCACGCCGCAGACAGAACCGATATAGCCCGTCCTCACATATGCTTCCGAATACTTCAGGTCGTCCGTTAGGTTTTTACGGAACTTCGCCAGCAGACTCGGCGCAATCAGCATGAAAAGCCCTTCCTCGCTTTCAAGGTTCAGCTTTGCAATTGCATCTACCACCGTGTCAAAGGTGACTCCGGATGCGGCCTCATACTCCTGGACCAGTGTTGCCTTGCCCCACTCGGTCACCGCCTTTTCCACAAAGTCATTGACCATCGTCTCGGCCAGACCATTCAGACCGGTATCCAACACCATGGGATCGGTCATGACTTCCTCGTCGTAGTATACGAATCGGCCCTGTGTCGTGGTGACTTCGTATTCCTTGTTGGTCAGGGAAACCGTGATATCTCCGGTGTTGCCTTTTCCCTGGGCCAAATCCTCCACATCGCCGGTAACTGTGCGGGTGTTAATCTTCTTCTTCATACCCGCGCTTTCAGCCAAACTGTTGTCGATGGTCAGATAGGGATTAAGCGACAGTTTTGTGGTCAAAATGGATTCATACTTGTTGGCAAGTACAATATTGTCATAAATTTGATTCGGCATTTTTATACTCCTTTATGTTGTGAGATCCCGATAAAGATCGGGGTTTGTGCGGTAGAGATTTGCCTGCTGCGCCAGCGTCATTTTGGCAAAACCCTCCCTTGTAATTGTTGTGTCCAGGGGGAGGTTTTTCTTTGGGACAGCGGAGGACATACGGCGCTCAACCTCGGCTTTGACGCTTGCCTTGAATGCCTTTTCCAGCCTTTGAATATTGGCGTACATATCATCGGCAGACTCGGCAACAACGAAGTCGGCAAGTTCTAGGCTGATCCCCTTATCAGAAAGGATGCGGCCCGCCTCGTTTTTGTTCTCGGCAAGCATAAGCTCCCGCTCTTTGTCCTCTATGGCCTTCTCGCGTTGCTGGAGCTCATACTCATACCGTTGCTGTGCATCCATCTGCGCCAGCTTCTTGGCCTCGGCAACGGCGGCCTCCTTTTTCTTCTCGACCTTTTTCAACGCTTCTGTAACGCGCCGATCCGCCTCTTTTTGCAAAAGGCTGTCTACTTCCTCCTGGGTATAGGTCTTAGGTTCTTGGGCGGACTGCCCCTCAATAGGTTCAGCCACAGGGTTGTTGATCTCGTTTTCCATCTTTGTACCTCCATTGGTTCCGGCTCATGGCCGGCCCCAGATTATTATTTTGGGTTCCGGCATTCATCCGGCCCCCACAGTTTATAAAACAGGCACGACTGTACATCTGCAATTGGGATGCATCGGCGGATAGTTGACACCAACCTTCGCGTCCTTCAACAGAAATATTTGTCCATCGAGGCCTTTGCACGGCTTGCTGGTCCGGTCATCGTGGGCTGACAGATATTCATATGACTCCACGCCAGCCGTCCGGTAACTATCTCCCGCCGACTGGTTTTGTATGTAGGTCAGCTCCGTCCGTGCAATCCGGTCGGCCTTGTAAAACTCTACCGCAAATTCCCGCTTGAGGGTCTTGACCAGCTCCCCCTTGGAAACACCACGGCTCACGCAGTCAACCAGGCCCTTCTCCAAACTGGCCCGCAAAGCCGTCATGTTATCCCAAATACGGCTGCTCCACAGCTTCCGGTCAGGCGCCCATACGCTTTCCAGGACCTTCTCCGCGCCCTGATCGACGATAAATGACACAAACAAGCCTGGGCGCTGACAAACATCTTCAAACACAAACCTTGCTGTTTTTTCGTAAAGTCCCTTCATGGCCGCCGAATCCACGGTGATCTCCCGCTGTCCCAGCGCCGTCAGACGGGCGGTCAGGGCAGACATCATCTTATGGTATCGGTCCATACGGTACAGGTTGTTGACCAGCGTCCCTTCGGGGCCGCCATCCGCCAATATGCGGTCATACAGGGCTGACATCTCCGACATGGTGCTGTTGATCGCCGTCCGGTAATATTGGGCAAGCTGCCGCCGCTGTTCCGCAAGGCTTTTCTGGAACATCTTCTCCTGCTGGTCCTGGATGCGCTCGGCCCAATACCGCTTACTCGTCATTGCCCATCACACCCGCCTGGAATGCGAATGCCTCCGCCTTCCGACCAGTTTCGGCCTCCAGTTGCTCCAGTTCCTTGTCTGGGTCCTCAATAAAGGGAAGCTGTGCAAGCAACGTCTTGTCTGAAACTACGCCGCGCAAGCTGTTGACAATCTGTGCCGATTCCACCACATTGACCGGCAGATTCCGGGTAAATACGATGTCGATATCCCTCCACGCGGCATCTGATCCGGTCAGATTTAATATGGTGCAGATTAACTCTATACGCCGCTGAAGCGCCTTGCGCATGTGTGCTTCGATATCCCCTGCACTGTTCTCAAAGCCCAAAAGCTTGTAGCGCATGGCAATACCGGACTGGGCCAGTAATTTTTCGTCATTAAAATCCGGGCTGTTGCTGACCTTGTGGATCTGGTCGTTGATATTACGCAGCATATTTTCGATCTGCGTATCTGTTGTGGCTTTGGTTAGATACGACGCCGCGCTGTCATCGTCCAGAAGAAGGACGCGGTTTTTCTTCATTTTCGCGATGTCTTCCGGCTCCGCTTGGACTCCAGTCAAAACCAGATAGGCATCACAGAACGCCTCAAAGTCATCCACCTCGGAGGACAGGAGCGTGTTGTAAGCGTCTTGCAGGCTCATGATGCGGTCATAAATGGCAACGCCGTCATCGTTCAGCCAAAAGGGGTTGATCGGCACTTGACCGAAGTAGTGGGCTTCCGATCCAGTAAATTCCATGCCGATCAGCCTGTCGGCGGTAGCATAGTGGGCAATCTCCCGCTCCGTGTATACGTCGATGTTGTATTTGGTGATTACATCGTTGTCCCAAGTCTGAACCGGGTAATAGCGGATCGCCGCCAGCAGATCGCCAGTCAAGTCATTGGCATACAGAGGGATCACTTGCCGGCTGTCCAGCGCAGCAAACCGTGTATGTGCCGTCTCGTCCAAATATATAATTTCATAGGCAACGCCATATTTTAGGGCATTCAATAGAAGCTGTGCGTCTGCCGTCTTGCTGTCGTTATATTTTAGGACATCCTGTACCTGTTCAAAGTCTTTCTGCTGGGAGGCATAGGAGATTGGGACGCCGGTCATATACCCGGAATAGTTCTTAGCAATGTTATAACAGTAGTTGGCTACAATGCGGTTGCAGGGCTTCGACGGGTCTTCACTGGCCTTGGCCATGATCGCCTGCATACCCTCATAATACCGGTTGTATTTCTCCAGCCTCGGCAGGTCGTGCTGCTCAAATGCCTGGATGATGTCGGCAATTGTCGCAGGCGTCAACTCCACGCCGCGCTCAATGGTGTACTCTCTCAATTTCCTTCTCCCCTCACAGTAGGTTCTTGTCCATAGTTCGCAGCCGCTTGCCTCCCGTGCTGTAGTCCTCCACCGCATAACGCATGGCGTCCATCAGGTGGTTGAAATCATCAATTGGGTCATTGAGCTTCTTACCAAACCGATCCTCCGCCCAAGTGTAATTTCCTATTTCAGTCAGGAAGTTTACGCAGCGGGGATGAATGATAATTTCCAGATCCTGTATCCACTGAATCCCGTTTGAAACGCTGTCCTTGCCTTTCCGGGCGGCGCGGATTCTCATGCCATAGCTTCTCAGCTCATCTATCGATTTTGGCTCGGCACAGTCTCCCGTGATCCGCTCCTTGGCGTACCCCATCTCCTGTACCCGCTCCCAGATTCGCCTATTGGACAAGCCCTTTTCATACAGTTCATCCCAGACAAAAAGCCGGCTTTCCTCCAGATCAAGAAACCCCACAAATAATGCGCTTGGATCGTTCGTATAGCCAAAATCCAGTCCGGCCACTGTGCGGCATGCTTCCACGTCCTTCAGGGTAAATACCCGCTCATGCCAATTCTCGAACACCAGGCCGTCCAGGACGCCCCAGTTGCCCAGGCCCGCAACCTGATACCGGCGCGGATTGTTCTGCCGCATGGTCTCAAACACGCGCATGTCTGATTCATCCAACCATTCGTTGCACCTGTAATCGGTGGTAATGGCTAAAATATCCGGCGATGGCGGGGCATCAAAAAAACGCCGCTTCAACCAATGGCGTTCATTCCAAGGGTTGAAAGTCAGCGTGATTTGTTTAAATAGACCGGTTTCCGGTGGGATCGCGCCACGTATGGATTCATCTAGCATATCGAAATCCGATTCCTTGAGAATCTCATACGCTTCCTCAATCCACATCCAACAGAGAAAGCCGTGTTCTACTGTAATGGATGTCACTTTCAGGGGGTCATCCAATCCTCTAAAATATATTTTCTGGCCTGTTGGCCGGTATGTCATTTCAAGCGGGCTTTCCTTAATGTCCCACCATAGGGATACGCCGAGGCGGGCAATTGCCCACTTCAGTTCTGTAAAGCAGCTATCTTTTAGTGTCCGGAACGTCTTTCTCACAACCAGCGTGTTTGCCTGCGGATATTTCATCATTTGGGTTATTAGGTTTAACGCTGTTGTCTTGGACTTCTTTGAAGCACGCGAACCTTTCACAACACGATACCGGCCCCGGAACCGCCAAAATTGTCCGTAGCCGCCGCCGACAACCTCCGGCAGATACACACGTTTAGTCGCTGATTTCTTCATCCCCAGTAATCACCACCGGAATTGCGCCATCAAGCGTTAAAGCATCCTTTGGCTTCTGCCCGATGGTGTCCCGCAGCGCTTCAAAGGCCCGTACATCGCCCTCCAGCGCCTTTTGGTAGAGGGAAAGGCATAGCCGCGCCTGGTTGTCCCCAATCTCAAGAAGTGCCTCCAGTTCTTCCTTGAGCAGTCTCCTGCGCTTCTGATTCTCGGCATAAGCCCTGCCGCCCTTTGCGCCGCGCTCTCTCGCCTGCTCCGGCGTTGGTGTTTTCAAGTTCTGAATATTGCCTCGCGGCATTTTCTCACCTCCAAAAAAGATGAAATTATTTTAAAAACCTCTTGACATATATAGCGCTCTATAGTATAATTAAACCATGGAAAGGAGGTAAACAGATGGGCAAGCCCAAACGGAAAAAGCCCAAGAGCAAGATGGAAACGGCAAGACTGGTTCTGGAGATGCTGGCATACATCGCAACCATCGCCGCCGCTATCCATGCAATGCTCAAGGGCTAAGGGAAAGGGGAGGGAAACCTCCCCGATCTCTCAACACAAGTATACCCCATCTGCAATACTATGAGCAACAGGAAATTTAGAAACTCCGCGCTTTACTTGCTCTTTCTTCTGAATCTAGCCCAAGCCATCAAGAGCGGTTTTAATTGGCTGTTTTATGTCTCTGCCATTTTAACGGCAGCCGTTCTTGCGTTTGACATTATGGAGGTCATAAACCATGGAAGAAACCGATAAATACGCGGCCCAAAAGAAGTACCTTGCAAATAAAAAGAACCTTCGCGTGTGGGTCGACGCCGATAAATTTGCGGCGCTCAAAGAAAAGGCCCAGGCCGACGGCACGTCCATCTATGCCCTTGTAAACGGTTGGATCGATCAGTATCTGGAGAGGCCGTCGGAGTGATCCGGCGGCTTTTTGCCCGATATTCTCCGCCTCGGTGCCGGGCGGTTGAAAGGAGGAAATCGCATGAACACCTTGCGTTTCCGCATCTTAACTATATCAGACTAAAATACTAACATTCCATCACATTTTGATTGCACTCAAGGCATCCCCGTGGAGTCGCCAGATTTGCATTTCACAATATCTCATCCGATCCGCAATGCGCTCCCATGTCAGCCCGTCTATATAGCGCAGCCGAAGCAGGAGGCGCAGGGTATCATCCTGGACGGAATCGATCACCGCCACAATCTCAGCCCTAGCCCGCACAAGCTCATTCACCTGGTCCGTAATCTCTGTGTCGATTTTGCTTAGCCTGTCGCTGATGCACTCTTGCTTGTCCGATGATCCGCCGCCCGGCATTCCGGTGTAGGATGGTGTGACTTTCGTTGCAATCGTCATCCACCGTTCCTTCTCCAACAGCAGCGCGTCAATGTGATCGTTCAGCCGTCGGTATCGGTTCAGTCTCGCCTTTTTCTCTTGATTGGTCAACCGTCGCCCTCCCCTGCAACTTCCGTGTTCAAACCGTGCTCCACAGTATCCGCCATCTCAGCGTCCAGCCAGTACATCCCGTCGGACACTCCATTGCTGCGAATCCAGAACACCTTGCCCTCTGCGGTATACAGGATTATCCCGGTCTGGCCCCCTTCCACGTCCGTCACCAGCTCCACACCCGTGATCGTGCAGCCTATCATGTGCTGCGGTGAAAATTTATTAAAATCCAATGCGTCGAACTTCTCATCTTCCATTTCTTTTCCCCACCTTAGTAGCATTTCAATCCCTCCAATAATGCGTGGTCTAAGATGTGTAGAAAGCCATTCAATTTATTCAAGTCATTCAAAACGAATAGGTTTGAATAAAATGAATGGGTTTTTCTACATATTAGAGCCTGTCCTATCTTCCAGCCATTCAATCCCTCCAATAATGCGTGGTCTAAGATGTGTAGAAAGCCATTCAATTTAT